TCCAAATCTTTTGGCACAATTGAAAAACAGAGCAGATGATGTTCTTACTGAAAATCTTACTAGTCAAAGTGTTTTACTAAATGCTACGGATGATGTGCTTACTCAAATGCAATTAAATTCCACAAGTGATTTGGGTTTAAGTAAAGAAGAAGAGAATAATGGTAATCTTAATTTTTTAGATAATCGATTAAAAACAATTGATGCAGCGATAGGAATAGACCCCAGCGCAGTATCCGTAGAAGAAATAGATAGACTTGTTGCAGAAACCATTACTATTTTAGGGACTTCAATCGGTGGGCAACCTTCTTATTTGGAGTCTGGTGGAGAGATTAGAGATAAAGCAACAACTGTATTAAAAAGTGCAGAAAAATTAAAACAAAGCGTAAGAACTGCTGTTGCAAATGATGCAGAGGTAACAAACTATTCAAATGCACTTACAAATAATCGCGGTATGTTTGTCAAAGACAGTATCTCATCGGATAATAGAGTTACAGCAGTCAATCAAACAATGGCAAAATTATCAGATGACCCCAATAAACAAGTTGATGTACTTGCTCGTAATAATGAAACATACGATGCTTTTACAGCAGTATTAGTAAATGGCTTTAATGAAGCATTAACACCAGAATATAATCCATTAGAAGCAGGAGAAAACGACCCTGTTATGCAAGGTCTTGAGCTTTACAGATTGATGGAATTTAGGGGTGGTACAGTCGCAAATAATCATACCACAGAAGAGCAAAGAGTTTTTTATGATGCTGTTTTAACATTAGAAACAAGTTTACCTACTGAACAAGCGATAGCATTAGTTAAAAGTATAGACCCTGATATTGATAAATCAGTTTCAATGAAGTTAGTAGATGAACAAGTAGGCTCACTTAGAGATGAACAAACATCTTTTTATTGGTATTCTTATATTCCTTTTATGAAAGGAGAAAAGTTTGTACCTCAAAATGTTTCTGAAATGACATCTGATATCAGAAGGTTAGCTCAAAAATTTGTTCAAGTGGGAATAGATGGAAAAAAAGCAGTAGAATTAGCTGCTAAAGATTATGGTTCTACTCACAAAAGAGTTCGTAATGTGTCAATGAAAATTACTACTGATTTACCAGAAGATATAGAGGAATTGGCAGATGTGGGTGTTGAAGCTGCTATGAGAGTAATTGCTGAAGGTGCATACGATGAGGATGATTTATCGATTGTTCCTGTGTCTAAAGATAGAACAGACAGATTTCGAGTTGTGTATGAAGGCGGTATTCCTGTTCAAGATAAGGAAGGTAACTTTATTGAATACGAAGTAGGTAAACCAATAATCGATGAACAGGTTGGCTTTATGGGTTTGCAGCCAACTGAAATCGATGGCAGACAAGTGTACCCAGGTAATACACTTAGAGGTATGAGAGATGCGGAAAAATTATCGGAAAGCACGGTTTCGTTAGCTCAAGCAATAGCAAAACAAAACATACAAATAAAATTTAAAACAGGAGCAGATGAATACTCTGGTTTAACTCGAAAAGAAGCAAATCTTTTAAAATCACAACAATTAAAACAAGTTGAAAATATTGGTGCAGTGCCAAAGATACAAAAAGACACAAGACCCCCTGTATCAGCACAAATGGCTTTAAGAGAAGCTATGGCTGAGAAAAGAGAAGAGTTTCAACAACAACAACAATTTCAACAAAGTCTTCTTGGTAATGAATAATGTCTGCTCAAACCATTAATATTTTCTTACAAAGATTACCAGAATATGAAGGCACAAGATATCATAAAGATTTAAAAGGCATTGAAACTGCACCTTTGGGTATTGTTATTAACAATCGGCAAAATCAATCTATTGCTCAAAGTCTTAATATTACTTTAGATAAAAATATCTCTGTTGATGACGCTGAAAAAATAGCAAGGGTAAGAGCAGAACAAGATTTTGAAGAACTGTCTAAAACAATCGGTAATGATTTCACACAGTTAAAACCAGAGTTTCAAGCAGTTGTATTAGATGCAAAATTTAACGCTGGTACATTCCCAAAGTTAGCTAAAAATTTAGTAAACTTTCAAACATCTCCAACTTCAGATAATCAAACAGCCGTAATTCAAGAGTCAAGAAGAGTAATTGATGGTAAGCCAGTCAGAGGTTTAGACAACAGGGTTTTTAAAACGTTATTTGACTCTGGCATTGTCTCATCTTTGGATGACGTAAAACCTATTCTTACTTTAGCAAATACAACTGATAGATTGCCAACTGCAAAAGAAACAAGAGATGAAATACTTCAAACACTAACACAACCAGAAGCAGTTCCTGGAACGCCAATACCTCAGAAAAAACCACAGTCTCCATTGCCAGTTGGAACAATGCGTTTTACTGGTACATCGGAAGCACAGCCAGAGGAAGAGCTACCTTCACGATTTATTGAAACAAGACAACCAGACACACAATCGGTGCAAACCGTTACGGATTCAGAAGAACCTTTGTCTATCATCGAAACAAGAGAAGAAAAACCACAACAGGTTGAGCCAGAACCAGATATACAAATATTAGAGCAAAGGGCAGTTGATGAGCCAATAATAGAAGAGCCAGATAATGTTGCTCTATTAGAAAGAAATAAACAAATTAAGGAATCTCAAAATATTCCAGAAATAACGCAACCACCAGATACTTTTAAAAAACCAAAAAGAGATACAAATCTTCTTACTCCATCAAGACCTATTTCAGCATCACAAATACGAGCAACAGAAAGAGCTTTTGAAGAAGAAAAGAAAACACTGAGTTTTGATATTGCAAAAAGAGTAATTGATGAAGATTGGGGTCTTTCTTATGTTTTTGAGGGAAGAGAACAATTTAAACCAGACCCAGATTTTGAACTAACAGAGTCTTTTGCTAGAGAATTGACAGCAGATTTACCAGAGGATTATCATGCGCCTATTTTAGAAAATAGTTTTAGCGAAGCACAGGCACGATTTCAAAGACAAGAAGCATTGAAACAGTTTGCTTTCGACAAGGATATAGGTGAGTTGGGATGGAAAGGCGTTGCTCTTAGAATGGGTGCTGCTGTAGTAGACCCTTTTGCTATAGCAGTAAGTATTGCAACTGAGGGTGTGGCTGCACCTTTAATATGGGGCAATAAACTATCTAGGCTTGGCAGAGTATTTAGAGGAGCAACAACCGCTGGTGCAACAAATGCTGCCATTGAAGCATACCTTGTTTCTCAAAATGATTTTAAAGACCCATACGATATATTATATGCAATGAGTGCTGGTATTGTGCTTGGTGGCGGTGTGGGTGCATTGGGAAGAACAGATACAAGTGACCCCATGATAAAAGCACTGAGTAGAATGGCAACACACGCAGATAATGCACAAAAGATTGAAACAACAAATGCCATAAAAACAAATGTGCTAGATGGTGACCCAAATAATGAATTATCGGTTGGTGCGGCTGTAAATCCAGATTCATTGCCAAATCAGGTAAGAGAACTACGTTCGGATATAGATGATGTACTAGAAAAAGCAGGAGAACCAGTTGAAGCATTCGCTACAAAATTTGGGCCAATACCACTTAGATTTGATATGGCTGGGTATTTGTTAAATAGTCCGAACAGAATAGCTAATTTTTTAGGAAGAATATTACCAGAAGACCCTGTTGGATTTAGAAAAGATAAAAATCTTGTTATACAAGAGTCAGCCGATATTTTAAAAACAAATTCTATGAAAGCATCGTTTGCACGTTTTTATCAAGTGTATGATACGGCTTATAAGGATTGGGCTAAAAGTCAGGGATATGGTCTTTTCAGAAGAACATTTAATTTACCTCGAAGAGAGTTTGGAGAACTTGTTGCAGATGCTATTGAAAACCCAGATTTGCCAGTAAGCGCACCAATAAGAACAGCCGCAAACAGACAAGCAGAAATACAAAGAGATTTACTCAGAGCAGCTAAAAAAGCAGGAGTTGAAGGGTTTGAAAACGTACCAGAAAATTTAAGTTATTTTACACATCTTTGGGATGACTTTAAATTTAGAGATGCAGCAGATAAATTTTCTACAGATTCGGTAATAAATCTTCTTACACGTTCTTTGATGAAAGGAACAGAAGATTTGCAAGAAGATGCGGCTAAAGAAATAGCAAAAGGAATGTACACAAAATTATCAAGAAGTGCTGCTGGTATGGATGCTGGTGCTGCTCGGTTGTTTAACGCAACCGATAGAGATGTTATGAGACAAATATTAATTGATGAAGAATTTATGTCTGCTGAACAAGCAGATAATTTGATGAATTTATTTTCACAAAAACCAGATGGTACACCAGCTAGAGCCAAACGTAGACTTCGTTTTGATATGAATCATGCAGAAACTGTTGTCAATAGACAAGGTGGTCAAGAAGTATTAAGAATCAAAGACTTACAAGACAGAGATGCAGAGCAAGTATTTACACGATATGCAGCAGAGTTATCAGGTAGAAATGCACTTGCTACAGTAGGTATTAAATCAGAAAGAAGTTTTAATAAATTACTTGATAGAAATTTAGCAGAAGCAGCAGATAGAGAAGGAAATGCTGGAAGAGCGAGAGCAGAAAAAGATAATCTGGTTGCACAAACTATCTTCAATATGATTATCAATAGACGTGCGCCATTGGCAGCTGATGCACAAGGAAACTATGCACGAATAGCTCGATTAGTACAGGATTATAATTTTACACGATTAATGAACCAAGTAGGTTTTGCACAAATAGCAGAACTTGGAAATGCTCTTGCAATAGGTGGTTTTAGAGGTGTTTTACAATCTGTGCCATCTATAAAATCGATGTTAAAAAGAGCAAGAAACGGAGAAATAGAAGACCCAGTAATGAGAGACCTTGAAGGTATTATTGGTGTTGGTTCAGACAGATTGACAATGCAAGCCATGAATAAAGCAGATACTATAGGGGTTTTTAGTGAGGGCAGAGGAGATTTGATAGATAAAGCATTATTCGGTATGCAACCTCTTAAAAGGATTACGGCTGACATATCTGGAATGGCCCCAGTAACTTTAGCCTTAGAAAGAATGGCAGCAAGGATAGCTGTGCAAACATTAACAGATGTTGCGTTTCGCAGTAGGAAACTTTCAAAAGCACGATTAGCAGGGCTAGGTCTGAGCGAAGAAATGTCAGAAAGAGTATTTAATTTAATTAGAAAAAATGCCATTACACAACCTTCAACATTATTTAGAAACAGAAAAATCAAAGCCATAAATCTTGCAGAATGGGATAAAAAACCTGATGGAACATTTGATGCAAGCGGTGCGGAAGCAAGAGATGCGTTTACAGTTGCTATTGCACGATGGACAAGAAGAAGCATACAACAAAATGATGTGGGTAATTTAAATTTATATATGACATCTACAATGGGTCAGATACTTACACAATTCCGCACATTTATGCTTGTATCTCATGCAAAACAATTTTTACACAACATTAGAGCTAATGATTTCAAAGGATATTCTGCGATGATGTACTCATGCGTTTTTGCTGGTTTATCTTACATGGCACAACAACAAGCAAATGCGATTGGAAGAGAGGACAAAGAAGAGTTTTTAAAAGAGAGATTATCCATTGAATCCATTGCCAAAGCATCTTTTCAAAGAAGTTCTTGGGCTGCATTGTTTCCTGGTCTTATTGATACAGGTGCTGCATTTTTTATTGATGACCCAATTTTTGCTTATAGAAGTACAGGTTTGGACACACAATTTATCACTGGAAACCCAACAGTGCAGTTAGTATCAAAGGGTCTTACAAGCGCACAGGCTGTTTCTCGTTCAATAGTCAATCCAGATTTGCAGTTTTCTCAAGGACAACAAAGAGCTTTAAATACAATCATACCATTTAACAACGCATTAGGAATAAAAAACGCATTGAACAAATTAGTAGACATGAGACCAGAAACAACACAGGTAGAGTAATACTTTATTGACCAATAAAAATAAGGTATAAGAAAGTAAGTAGGAGTAGATATGACAGTCAGTAGCACTACAACAAAAGTCAGCTTTAGTGGTGATGGCACTACCTCTGCTTTTGCCTATAGCTTTAAAATATTTAATGATAGTGATTTAGTTGTTATTGTCAGAACAGATAGCACTGGTGCAGAAGTAACTAAAACTCTCAATACCGATTATCTTGTAAGCAATGCTGGTGAGTCCGATGGTGGCACAGTTACCTTTAAGTTTGATACAGGTAACTCTAGTGATAGTAACTATGATACAACAGACAGAAGACCGCAAAGCGGTGAGACGGTGTTGTTAAAACGTGTAATGACACTTACGCAAAACACAGATTATACGCCTAATGATAGCTTTCCAGCAGCAGCGCATGAAGAAGCACTGGATAAACTAACGTTTATTCAACAGCAACAGCAAGAAGAAATAGATAGAAGTTTTAAGTTTGCACAAACCGATACAGGCACAATAACCATTCCCACATCTACTGAAAGAGCCAGTAAATATCTTGGATTTGATAGCAGTGGTGATGTGATAGCAGTGGCTGGAACAGCCGATGTAAGTCCAATATCTACCTTTGCTGCTACAATCGTAGATGACACCAGCGCATCTGCGGTAAGAACCACAATAGGTTTAGGTAATTTAGCAACCCTTAATACCGTAGGCTCATCACAAATCGATACGAATGCTGTTACAGCAAGTGAGTTGAATATATCTGGCAATGGCACATCTGGTCAGGCAATCACCTCAGATGGAGATGGTTCGTTTAGTTATACTACATTAGCGGTTGGGTTTTCTTCTGGTATGGTAATACCTTTTGCTGGTACATCTGCTCCTACTGGCTTTTTATTGTGTGGTGGTCAGGCTGTAAACACATTTACCTATAAAGATTTACACGCTGTTATATCCAATACCTATGGTGGCGATGCATATAATCCAGGTGTTACTGACCAGTCAGGCGCAACTACCACATTTAACTTGCCAGACTTACAGGGACGTGTTGTTGCTGGTAAAGATGATATGTCTGGCTCATCTGCTAACCGTCTAACTGACCAAACAGGTGGTTTAAATGGTGATACATTAGGTGATACAGGTGGTGCTGAGACAC